ATCGAGAAGAACGCCGAGCGGATCGAGCGCGAATATAAACTTCGAGATTTCGAGTTGACGAACCAAATCGATCGGAGGAAACCATGAACGGTCAAGCCTGCTGTTTCTACGGCGTGTGTTGCCCGCCCGGCTCGGAAGCACAGATCGAAGCGGTCGTCGCCGAGATGGTGAAGGATCTTAAGTGCGATCCTGTCGAGGCCCGCGCGCATGTCGCGTGGATCTTGAATCACGCGACGCTGGCGCCGAAGTCGTTCGGAAAGGTCCTGCGCGATCTCAGTGAATTGAAGCCCCACAAGTGATCGATCTGATCGTTCGTTCGACGATCCCGGCCGCGCTTTCGATCCTGCCGCCGAAAATGGATACGACGGGCGCGCGGGCAATGCTCGTCGCGATCGGATTGCAGGAGTCGCGATTTCTCTATCGGCGCCAAGTGAATCACGGGCCCGCGCGGGGCTTCTGGCAGTTCGAGAAGGCGGGCGTTCGCGGTGTGATGAAGCATGAGGCAAGCCGCGGCCCGGCTCGGGAGGCGCTTCGGTTCCTGAAATACGAGCATTTAGTCGACGAGCAATCGTTCCAGACGGCCGACATTCAATACGCGCTCGAAGATAACGATATGCTCGCGTGCGTCTTCGCGCGGCTCCTGCTGTGGACGTTACCGGGCACGATGCCGAAGGCGCACGAATCGGCGCTCGGGTGGGCGCAATACCTCGACGCCTGGCGTCCGGGTAAGCCACATCAGGCGACATGGGACGCCCTGTTCCGTGAAGCGTGGAACCGTGTCAGTGGGGAGGTCAAGGAATGATCCGCGGACTCACAATTAAGACGATCGCGATCGCGTTGCTCGTTGCCGCGCCCGCACTCGCGCAGCAGAAGCCGACCGGGCCGTTCGACGCGGGCCGCGGGAAAGCGTTCGTTGATCAGCTCGCGCGCGACAACCCGAATACGTTCGCATGCGCGCACACGGCGAACGCGGCCTGCGCGTGGAACTTTATCAAGCTCCTCGCGTGCAAGCTGAACCCGGAGCCGAGCCTCGGGCCCTGGGGGTTGAATGGCAAGCGCGGCAACGTCAACGATCTAAGTTATGACGCGCTCAATTTCAAGGGCGAGGGACCCGGCTCCGACAGTCACAACCCGGCGAACAATCCCGTCACGGTGATCGACGTGATCGCGGGCGCCGGAGGACCGACGCCTTCAGCGGCATGGACCGCGTTTACCGATCCGGTCGCGTCCTCGGGTGCGTTCGTCGCGCCGCGGTGCAAGGGCGACGTTCCCGACGTAACGCCGGAGCCGCCGAAGCCCCCGCCCGCGCCGGTCGTTCCGCCGTATCCGGGCGATGAGGTATTCGATCAGATCGCCGACGTCCTCTTCGCCGACTATGCGACCGCGGGGCAGGGCCCGAATCCGGGCATGGGGCGATGGTTCGGCCGGACGGTTTATGATTGGCTCGCGGGCAACGAGAAGACGCTGCCCGATTCAATCAAAAAACATCGCGCGGAATGGTGCGCGATCTTGGGGAGCTGCAAACCATGAACCCTCTGTATGTGAAGATCGCGCTGAGCGTGTTTCGGAAAGCAATGGCCGCTGGCGGCGTGAGCGGGATCGCGGTGTCCGACAACGAACTTGTGCAAGCGGTCGGCGCCGTCGTCACCGCCGTCTCGTTGGTATGGGGCATCGTCGAGCAGGTTCGCGATCGGCGTCGGCTCCTCACGGCCGCGGCGTCGCCGGGCCCGACGACGGTCGAGCGCGTCGAGTCGCTGGTCAAGCACGGCGAGGCGCCGAGCGTGAGCACGCCGAAGGACGAGATCCCGCAGCTCAAAAGTGATCGGATGATCCTGTAATGGATCAGGACCCGACGCCGATCGCCGATTCAATCAAACGACACGGCGAACAGATCGCGACGACGAAGGCCGAGAAGCCCGCGAGCTTCACGGTCGGCGCCTGGTCGGACGGCCATAAGCACACGGCCGCAATTACCATCGATCGCAAATGGTGGAACGGCTTCGGTCTGACGGCCTACGCGCGGGCGTGGTATCTCGACGCGCCGGTGATGCCGAATACGCCGAAGCTGGGGGGCGAGGTCGGCGTCGAAGGCCGTTACGATTTCAAGCCGCGTTGACTTCTTGACAAGAAGTCGCTAGTCTCTCGAACAAGACAGGCGTTTCGCGGGTTCCGGGTGCGCGCCCGGAAAGGGAGGAACGCGGGGCGCCTATCTGTTCACCATGACGAAACCGCCCGACCATACTCCGTCCGAAGCCCGGCTCGTGCCGCGGCTCCCGATCGATTCATCGAATATCGCAAGCGTCGGCTATTCGGAGGCGCGTCGCGTGCTCGCGATCGAGTTTCTAAGCTCGCGGCTCTTCCTGCACTACTACGAGGTTCCGCCCGAGGTCTTCGAGGCGTTCGGCCTGGCGCCGTCCCGCGGCGCGTTCTACGCAAAGCAGATCCGAGGGAAGTTCACGGCGAAGCCAATGAGCGGGCTCTGTCCGAAGTGCGCGGCCTGGGGCTACATCGGCGAACGGTGCGAGGGTATCGACGGCGCCGCGTGCGACGGCATCGTTCGCGAGGTCGATCGGACCCACAAGGATTGATGCGGGTAACGGCCGCGCCGGGCGCGTGGCGGAGGTAACGATGGCGAAGAAGAAACTCGGGCGCGCGTCGATGTTCGGAGACTTACGCGGCGGGCGTCGGTTGCAGGGCATCATCTCGAAGCAGGCCGCGAAGGAGTTCGAGAAGGTTCGGAAGAACCTGGGGCTCATGGCGAGCGCGGCGATCGAGTGGTCCGGGCCGGTAAGCGACGCGGCCGTGATCGAGTTTTTGACCCGAGGTGTCACGGGCACGATCAACTATTGGAAGAAAGGAAAAAAGTAACGGCCGAGCGTTTCCCAGCGCCCGGCCGTCGAGGTAGATCCGTCCGATGAACAGGCTGATCCTACCTCAGAGAGAAAACCATGACAAAGAAGGCAAAGCGGCGAGCCCCCGCGCGGGCTCCGAAGAAGTCGTCGTCGACGGCGCTCGCGCGTCGCGCGGACGTGGCGCGGATCGAGGTTGCGGATCCTGATGGGTTGCTCGCGCCGGTCGCCCAGCAGCTCGGCGAGCTGGCGCACACGGCCGGGATCGGCATCACGCCGATCAAGCTCTCGAAGCGCGAAGAGAAGATCCTCGCGCGCAAGCCCGATCGCGACGAGGTGCTCGTTCACCCGAAGGGCTTTATCTACTTGCCCCACCCGTATTACACGGACTGGTTAAACGAATCGTTCGGCCGCGGCGGGTGGGCCGTGGTCCCGAGCGGCAAGCCGACGAAGACCGACAATCTGATCATGGTGCCTCACATCCTGTTCCTTCGCGGCGTGCCCGTGGCGTTCGCCTACGGCGGCGCCGAGTTCATCCCGGCGAATAAACTACAGAGTTACGACGACGTAATCGAATCGACGACCGCGTATGCGTTGCGCCGGTTGTGCAAGCGGTTCGGAATGGCGCTCGACCTGTGGCGGAAGCCTTACATTCGCGCGTTCCTGGCCGAGCGTGCGATCCAAGTCGATACCGACAAGGGCCGACAGTGGCGCCGGAAGATCGACGAGCCCTTGCCCGGCGAGAAGAAAGCGGCGCGATCGAATGTGAAGACCGGCGTCGTCGTCGAGGATTTGCGCGAGCCCGCGCCCGGCAACGATGGCAGCGGCAACGAGAAGATCGCGCCGGAGCAGCAGCGGCGGATCGTGTCGATCTGGCGTAAGGCCGGGCGCGCGGACGCCGACGTTCTCCTTTGGTTGAAAAAGACCCGCGGGATCTCGGCGACGGCGGATATCAAACGCAAGGACTACAACGCGATCGAGCGCGCCATGACGGCGCGCGGCGAGCTGGCCCTTCCGGGCGACGGAGAGTGATCGACATGGAAAAAGCAAAAGGGCAAACCCTCGAATTCAGTTCCGAGAACTTGGACCGCATGAAACACGTTCAAGCGGAGATCGCGAAGGCAATTCTTCCCTATCGCGAGAACACGGAAGCGGCTCTGGTGATCCTCGCGCTCGTCGGCGCGGTGAAGATCCTTCTCGACCTATACAACCCGAATGCGCGGGCCGAGCTGTCCGAAGTGATCGTCGCGTTCCTTGTGAACGACAAGCGAAGCCGGGTCGTCGCGGCGCCGGAAACGAAGAGCCTTCTCTCGCGCTTCCTGACGCACTGATCATGTTGAAGCCGGTGGATTTTCGTTTCGATCACGTCGATCACGTCTACACCGTGGGCGGGCGGGTGATCCCGAACGTTACCGGCATGCTTCAGAAGACCGGCTGGGTCGATCCGACTTACTACACCGACGACGTTCGCGAGCGCGGGCGCGCGGTGCATCAGCTCACGGCTGAATATGATCTCGGCGCGCTCGACGTGTCGCGGCTCGTCTCGAAGTATCGCGGCTGGGTCCTCGCGCACGTCGCGGCGATGCAAGCCCTGAAGCCAACGTGGGACGCGATCGAGGAGCCCGAGGTTCATCCGAAGTATTTGTTCGGGACCCGGCCCGATCGCGTCGGCAAGCTCTATCGCGTGCGATCGGTGCTCGACGAGAAGTCGGGGCTCAAGGACAAGGCGCACCCAATCCAGACCGCGTTGCAGGCGATCGCGGTGTCCTGGCGTTACAATCTCGCGCCGGAAGCAATGGGCCGGTTCGGGCTCTATCTGCGATCGTCGGGGAAGTTCGAGCGCATTCGTCACGACAAACGCGCGGACTTCGACGAGGCGTATCGAATAATCAAACGGTGCTGTTAGGAGGTTCCGATGGTCATTGCTTGGATAGTCGGCGGCGCGGTGGTGTTCGTTCTCGTTCGACGATGGTTACGCGGCGCCGAGCAACGCTCTCGCGATCGCGCGATGGAGGCACGTCTTCGACGTGAAACGTCGCGCTTTATGGGCGATAACAAATGAAGGGACCGACCGCGCGTCGCCGGGCATCGAAGGCCGGGCGGCTGAAGCGCGTCGAGAACAAAAACAAAGAGAAGGTTCGGCTACGCGATCGAACCTGCCGGTTCCCGTTGTGCCCGTGCCAGCGGTGGAACCTGTTCCTCGAAGTGAGTCACGCCGAGCACAAAGGGATGGGCGGCGATCCGACCGGCGAACGATCGACGCCGGATCGGATGATCTACGTTTGCAACTGGCGCCACAAGGAAAGCCATATCTCGATCGACAAGAAGGCGATCCGGTGGGTCCCGTTGACGGCCGCGGGCTCGAACGGGCCGGTCGAGTGGCAAGCGAAGGGCGACGACGGCGGCGAGTGGATCACGCTCGCGCGCGAGTCGGAGCCCGGCCGGTTGCTTCCGATCGACCCCTGGCAACGGGCCCTGCTTCACGCAATGGCGACGGAGCTATCGGCGCATGCTGCATAGTTCTTGACAAGAAGTCGGCGCGTCGATAAGCTCCCGCAACAGAAGGAGTATTTATGCCGCTACTGAATTCCGAAGACCTACGCGATCAGGTGATCCATGTGTCGATGGCGCCCGCGACGCGAAGGACGAGACACAACGAGGCGCCCGACGATGCGTTCAAGGAGCGCGTTCTCGTTCCAGCGTGCATTGTCGAAGTCACGATCCCGGCTCACGTAATCCGCGCCCTGGCGTCGAAGGCGCAGCGAAGCGCGGGCCGTCGATCGGTGCTCGGCGGCATCGTCGCGAAGGCGCGGCGATGAAGGCGAAGACGAAACAACCGAAGGCGTCAAAGGCATTGACCGTGCCCGCGGCGCCGAAGCCCGAGCCGATGGCGATCGAGCTGAAGGCGAAGCATCTTGCCGCGGCGATTGCGTTCCGCGATCGCGCGACGACGATCGTTATCAGCGACCTAAAGAGCGACGAAGGCGCGCTCGCGACGATCAAGGAAGGCAAGAATGGCCGAAAGCAAACGGTCGCCGATTGGCAGATCCCGAAGCGCAAAGTTTCGACGGTGCTCGACGCGCTTCGCGACCTTGAGAAGAAAGAGCTTGCGGCCTGGGATGCCGGGCTCGACGTGCTCGAAAAGCGTCACGTCGAATACAAGCGCATCGACGACGCCCGCGTCGCGGAGGCCGAGCGCGTCGAGCGCGAACGCCTGGCCGCGATCGCCCGTGCCGATCGCGAACGCGAGCTACAGGAGCAGGAGGACGCGGCGGCGAAGCTCGAAGCGGCGAGCGATGATCTCTCCGCGCGTGAGCTGTGGTTCGTGACGAAGGTTGTCGAGCGGGATCTGGATATCGGTCGCGGCATGCAGAGCGATCGAACGAAGCTCGAAGGAGTTTGTAGAGAGGCCGGTTACAAGGACCCGGCGAAGACGGTCGAGAAGTTGATCGGCGCTCCGAAGATCGTTCACGCGATCGCGTCGTCGCGCGCGTCAAGAGCGATCCGCGAGCAGGCCGACGCGCTTCGCGAGGAGCCGATCACGGTCGCGGCGCCGAAGGTCGAGCGCGCGGTCGGCAAGGCCGCGGGCACGCGCAATACAAAGAACTACAGCTGCGGCGGCGTGTTCGACCTTGAGAAGTTCCGCGCGGCCTACCTGGCAGGCGACATACCGGCCGAAGCGATGACGCCGGATCTCAAGTTCTTGAACCGGATGGCCGAGGGCCTGAAGGAAGGGTTCGAGCAAGCGTATCCGGGGGCACGGTTGAAAATCGACGAGGGGGTGGCGGGCTAATGGAAGGATTAATAATCGTCACGATCGACGCGACTCCGCAGGCGTTAGCGAGCGTGCTCGAAACCGCGCTCGACGCCGGGCACACTTACGGGATCGGTTATTGGGCGCGCGTCGAAGAAACGAGGACCGAAATCCTCGTCGGCGGCAAGGACTCGAAATCGGAGGAGCGGATCGCGTGGGTCCGGCTGACCGACCATCAGGGCGCCGGAGCCAGCGACGCGACCGACGACTCCGCGTATCGACGGCAGCGAAAGCATTGGCCGGGGACGAAGGACGGCCGCGTCGTCATCAACACGGACGATATCAAGCGCGCGATCGTGAAGATGCTTCAGGACCCGAAGGGCACGGAGTCGGGCGATTGGGGCGCCCGCATTGTCAAAGAGGAATACCCGGACGGCCCGATGGCCGACGCGATCATTCAAGTCGCATGCTTCGGGAAGGTGATCTATGGATGAGGAGCGGCAGCGAATCATCGAAGACCGGAACGCGCGCGTCGAGCGGTGTCGTCGGATCTATCATCGGGCCGCGGCGTTGCGCGTTCCGCCCGACATGACGCCGGAGTATATGGAACCGCGGGCGGCGCCGTCCGTGTTCGCGTTTATCGAAGCTCTGCTGGCAAAACTTGAGGATCAGGGATGAAGGGCTCGAAAAGAGGGTTACGGACGGCCGCGAAATGACGCCTATTTCTTCACAGGAGCCCGCAGGTGAGGCGATCGGCGCCCGTCCGGGGGTTCCGGTCCTTCGACCGTATCAGAATGCAGCAGGCGCCGCGCTAGAAACGTCCTATTTCGTGGACGGGAAGAACCGGCTCCTCTTCAAAAAGCCAACCGGGACCGGGAAGACAATCTGGTTCGCGGCCTTCCTGGGTCGAGCGTTCCCGAAGCTGGCGGCCTGGCTCGACACGTTCAAGGCTGAGAAGGGCGCGAAGGTCCTCGTAATCGCGCACCGGGAGGAGCTACTTCAGCAGGCCGCGGACAAGATTTCGCGCGGGAACCGCGGCGTCATGGTGTCGATCGAGCAGGCCGGGAGCCGGGCGAACCGATACAGCGACGTGATCGTCGCCGGGATTCAAACGCTCGCGGCGCAAAAGTTCAAGCGGCTGAAGACGCTCCTTCGATATCACTCGTTCCGATTGGTGGTGATCGACGAGGCGCACCACGCAGCCGCGGCGAGCTACCGGACGGCGCTCGTTCATCTTGGCTTCTTACCCGCGGCCGACGCGAGCGACGAGAACGAGATCGAGGCCGTGAAGGAAACCGACGTCGAGGTCATGGGGCGCAATCTCGCGGCCTGGGATCTCGAAGCTCCAAAGGATCGACTCCTCGTCGGCGTCACGGCGACGCCGAATCGAACGGATGCGATCGGCCTGAGCTGTGTCTTTCAGAAGATCGCGTTCGCTTACGAGCTGAAGCAGGCGATCGAGGACGGCTATCTCGTTCCGATCGTGCCGTGGGTGATCGAGACGACGGCCAACCTCGACGCGGTGCATACGAGCCGCGGGGACTTCAATCAACGCGAGCTGGCCGAGGCCGTGAACGTCGAGAGCCGAAACGCGCTCACGGTGCAAGCCTGGTCGAACTATGCGGCCGACCTGCAAACGATCGTGTTCGCCGTGACGGTCGATCACGCGCACCAGCTCGCGCGGGCCTTCAAGGCGATCGGCGTCACGTTCGAGGCCGTGAGCGGAGAGACAGAAACGTGGAAGCGTCGCGACATGATTCGCGATTACAGGCGCGGCAACCTTCAGGGCCTTGTAAATTGCATGGTCCTTACCGAAGGGACCGATCTACCGATGGCGGCGTGCATCGTTCACGCGAAGCCCACGAAGTCGGCGACGCTCTATGAGCAGATGACCGGCCGCGGGCTCCGGCCGCATCCCGACGATCCGGTCGGGCCCGAACGGCTCGAAGCGATCGCGCGCGGCGTCGCCATGAAGAAACCGCAATGCATTCTGATCGACGTGGTGGACGTGGCGCGCAAACATTCTCTTCAGACGGCGCCAGTCCTCTACGGGCTCCCGCCGAACGTGAGCGCGAACGGCAAGGACCTTCGCGACATGGCCGCGGCGCTCGAAGCAATCCTCGAGAGCGCGCCGGGGCTCGACCCCGAGGCTCTGGGCGGGCGAATGACGTTGCGGGATCTCGAAGTGCGCGCGAGCACGTTCGATGTTTTCAGTATTCCGAGCCTGGGGAAGAACGGCGCCGGGCTCCGCTATCAATGGATTCGCGTTCGCGCCGACGAGTATCGGCTTCAATACCCGTGGCAGGACGGGACCGAAATTCTCGCGGTAACGCGCGACGTGCTCGGGCACTACACACTATCGGCGACGTTCCGCCCGGCCGATGGTTCACCCGCGCGGCATCGCACGCTCGTTCCTGAAGTGCCGGACGCGAAACGCGCCCTTCAGATTGCCGAGTTGTTCATTCTCAACGATCGACGATCGACGACGAAGATTCTATCGAAGAACGCCGGGTGGCGATCGAGGGACGCGAGCGATCGGCAGCTCGGGAAACTCCGATCGCTGGGCGGGCCCGTGCGATCGAATATGACGATGGGCGAGGCAAGCGCGTTGATCGATATCTACGAAGCCCGGAGGCGCAAGCGATGAGAAGCCCGAAGCGCGGCGAAGTGTGGGTCCACGTCGATCGGATCGATCGCGAGGACGGGCGCGTGTGGGCCGTGCAGTGGCGCGGCTCGAAGGGCGGGCCTTATTACCAGACCGCGCATAAGGTCGAGTTCCTGAGCATCGCGCGCACGTTCTCGAAGTTCTTCGGACGGCGCTCGAAGCTCGAACCGCGGCTGGTGATCATCGTCCCGCGCGGCGAAGTGAAAATGATCGACCTGGCGTCGAACATGCGGGTCGCGCAGATCACAACCGCAACATCTAGTGGCGTTGATAAGAAACGGCGGGCGCGTGTATAACGAACCCCGCAAACTTGAAGGCCCGGCACTTGCTGAAGGTGCCGGGCCCGAGCGTTCGGTGGTGAAGCACCGGAACGATCCGCAGGGCGTCATTCTAACGCCTGACCCGTTCCCGGCCAAACCCCGAATAGTTAGCCGTCGATCGAACCAGTGGGTTCGATGCGCCTGGCCCTTGGGAGAGTTCCCGCGGCCGGGGTGGATTCCGAGCCGGGGCGGGGGTGGGCGAGTGGCCGGGGCACTCGAAGAAGGCTCAGAAGACGCGCGGCTGGCATACCTAATCGACGCAAACGGACCTATACCGTTAACGGGCAGGGACCGGAGCCGAGAGGGGGGAGCCTTGGAGCCGAGGTGTGCTCATGCGGAACGATACGAGGCGGGTCGAGATCAAGCGGGCGTGGTTGGCCGGTTACAAAGCTGGGAAGCGTTGCGCCTGTGGCGAATCGCATCCGGCCTGTTTAGACTTCCATCACCGGCCGGGCGAGCGCAAGATTTTGAGGATTTCGCGTCTGGTCTATCAAGGCACACTGTCGGCGTTGATCCGCGAGGTCGAGAAGTGCAATCTAACGTGCGCGAACTGCCATCGCAAACACCATTACGAAAACCAAACCGGCCCGTGGGCGAAAAAGAAATAACCCGGAGGACCGTCTTACTGTGGGGCGTGCAATGGTGACAAAAACCGACGAGGGGAAACGGCTCGCGGTCCTCGCGAAGCTCGTCCCGGTCATGCGCGAGGAGTGGGAAAAGCTCGGCGCCATGATCGAGGAGTTCGACGCGCTCACGGGCGGCAAGGCGACGATCGCCGAGAAGATCAAGGAATGCGAAACGCATTGGTCCGAGCTGTGGCAGACCGCGCACGGCGAGCCCTGGGTATTCACGGACTACGCGAAGTCAAGGGGTAACCTGAAGACGTTGTTTCGGAAGGGGCTCAGCGTCGCGCAATTCAAGTCGCGCGTTTCGATCTACATCACAGGCGACAATAAGTATTACCGCGATCGGAAGCATCCCTGGGGCCTGTTCATTCAAACGATCAACGAGCACGTTCGCGAGGGCGGCGATAGCGACCTGGCCGAAGTGCCAACCGGGTGTAAACACGATCCGCCATGCCGGGATCAGTTCGAGCATACGAAGAAGCGACAGAAAGACCTAACGACGTGAGCGGCGCCGAGCAGCAGCGCACGCTCCCGCATAACCTCGAAGCCGAGCGTTCGATCTTTGGCGCCGTGATGATCGAGAACAGCGTCTTCCCGTTGGTCCTGGGCATCCTGCCGGACTCGACGTATTTCTTTCGCGACGCGCATCGCCGAATCTGGAAGGCGTTAATTCAGCTCGACGAGGACGGGCAACCCCTCGACCTTGTGACGTTGAAGGAAAAACTCGAACAGCTCGGGGATCTCGAAGAGTGCGGCGGGCCCGTGTATCTCGCAAGCCTGGTCGATGGCGTGCCGCGCTCGACAAACGTCAATCACTACGCCGAGATCGTGAAGGACAAGGCGGCGCTTCGACGGTTGATCTTCACTAGTAACGAAATTCTCGGGGAAGCCTACGAAGCCGCAGCACCCGCGCGCGACGTGCTTCGACATGCGGAGCGAAAGCTATTCGCCCTGGTGAACGGTCACGTCCCGTCAAAGCTGAAACGAGTCGCGGTTGCGAACCTATACAAAGAGCTGGAATTTAGACAGGCGAACCGCGGCAAGATAACCGGCGTCGCGACGGGCTTTCAAGAGATCGACGCGAAGACGCTCGGGTGGCAACCTGGGAACCTGATCTTCATCGGCGCGCGGCCGTCGATCGGGAAGACGACGTTCGCGCTCAATGCGACCGTCGTCGCGGCGAAGGCCGGGCGTCGAATGTGCTACTTCTCGATGGAAATGACGCGCGAGGAATTGTTATTTAGGATCCTCTCGCAACTGTCCGGCGTGCCGTTGACGCGAATTCTCCACGGCGCCTGTGGTGGGTCTGACTTCGGAAAAATCACGAACGCAATGGAGGAGATGAGCACGCTCGAATTATTCATCGACGATCAGCCGAAGCGGACCTGGGTCGATATTCGAGCAGCCATCCGACAACAGCAGGCCGCGGAGGGTTGCGACGGCGCGGTGATCGACTATGTGCAGTTGATGGGCGGCGCGCTCGAAACACGGAACGCAACGCGCAACGATCAATTAACCGACGCTTCAAACAACCTGAAGGAATCGGCGAAGGAACTTGCGATCCCGATCATCGTTCTGTCGCAAATGAGACGACCTGATCCAAGTAAGCCGGATCGTCGGCCGAAGATGAGCGAGATGAAGGATTGCGGCGCGTTCGAGCAGGACGCCGACATCGTTGGTCTATTGCATCGCGCGAAGCATCAGGAGGACGGCCCGACCGAATTCATTCTCGACAAGGGCCGGAACATCGGCACGGGCTCGTATGTGCTGACGTTGGTCGGCGACGTGGTGACGTTCATCGACGGCGGCGTCATGCCGACGCCTGAGCCGCGGGCCGTGGCGCCTGGGAAGAAAATCGCGGGCAAGGTCCGACCGCCCGCGCTCCCGATCGGGCAGCGTGAAGACGACGATTGATAAGTTCGGACGTTCTTAGCTAGAATGCGGAGCACAAAAACCAATGAGGTATATCGGCATCGATCCGGGCCTGAGCGGTGGCCTTGCCCTAATCAACGACAATGGCGACGCGCTCACGGAACGGATGCCGAAGACGGAGCGCGACGCGATCGACCTGTTGGCGAAATGGTTCTGGTCGGGCGGAACCTTCGCGGTGATCGAGCATGTATGGTCGGTCCCTGGGCAGGGCGGCGGCTTTGCATTCGGTCAGAACGTCGGCACGCTGAGGACCGCGCTCACCGCGGCGCGAATCCCCTTCGACGCGGTGATCCCTCGACGGTGGCAGGCCGCGCTCGGCATTGCCTACGCGACTGGCGCAACCGATACGGAAAAAAAGAACATCACAAAGCGGCGGGCGCAGCAGCTATTCCCCGCGCTCACGGTCACGCATGCGATCGCCGATGCTCTGTTGATCGCGGAGTATTGTCGGCGCTCGCGTCGAGGTTTGTTGTCGGAGGTCGGTCGTAAACGGAGGTCACAGTGAAGGAGCGTCTAATGGTGAAACGCAAGGCCGCAAAGAAAGCGGCGAAGAAGACGGCGAAGAAGAAGGCCGCGAAGAAGTCCGCGGCGTTCGACGGGGCGCGGGCCTGGAAACGCGCGGCGAAGACGGCGAGCGCGAAGCCACGCCGTAAGTCGGAGGAGCAGATCGACCTGATGCCCGGCGTTCGATACACGGATCTCGATCGTTACTGCCGGAACATCGGCGACAATCGCGACGACGTGAATCAGCTCAAGGGTGAGGGCAAGACGATCGAGACGGGCGCGCTCAAGGCGATGCGCGTTCACGGCGTCAAGCACTACAAGAACGCGGGCGTCTCGTTGTCGATCGAGCCTGGCGACGAGAAGTTGGTCGTTCGACGTGACCGCGACGGCTCAGCGGACGGCGGGCAGGTCGATCCGCCGAAGGGCGACGCGGGCAAGCCGGAAACCGGCGAAGGGCAGGACCCCGGCAAGATCGGCGAGGCTCTGACTGAAGGCGACGGCGACGAGTAAACCAGATCGAACGGGCCCGGCTCCCCTCGGGCCCGTTCGTCGTTTCTGAGGGCGCGCATTGGCAAAGAAGACAGAGATCGCGAAGAGAGCCAAGCTCGAAACGTTCGAGCTGAACGGGTTCCAGATGACGAGCACGGGCGTTATTGTGCCCGCGGGCGTCCGGCCGTCGTTGCCCCAATTTCAGGGGACCTTCGACTATGTGACGCGCGTTCACAAATGCTCGGGGTTCTGGATCGTGGACCTGATCGCCTACGCCTACACGCGCGCCGATTGGGAGGACAAGATCGATCACTTGATCGACGCCGACGTTCTGTCAGAGCGCAGCGTGAAGCAATACAAATACCTCGGGAAGAACATGCTCCCGGCCGACGAACGGATCGAGGGCGTCGGATTCTCGAAGCACGCGATCGTCGCGTCGATGGAGCCCGCAGATCAAAAGACCTGGCTCGAACGATCGCGCGATCAGGGGTGGAGCGAACAGGACCTAAAGAAAGAAATTCAAGCGGCCGAGCGGGTTAAAGTCATTGACGGCCAAGCGAAGCTGCAGGGCATGTATCGGATCATCTACGCCGATCCGCCGTGGAAATACAGCGACAGCGGCGCGACGAAGGACGGCTCGCTGGGCAAGGCCGCGCGCCACTATCCGAGCATGACGATCGAGGAGCTGTGTCGGCTCCCGGTGCAAGCTCATACGATGCCGAACGCGATCCTCTTCATGTGGGTAACGGCGCCGATGCTCTACGAGAACCCCGGCCCGCGCGAAGTGATCGAAGCCTGGGGCTTCACGCCGAAGACCGGCCGGGTATGGGACAAGGTGCTCGGGATGCACGGGCATTACGGGACCCATATCGTTCACGAACATTTGATCATTGCGACGCGCGGATCGTGCCTGCCGGACGTGGCGACGCCGGAAGAAAAAAGCGTATTCATCGAACGGCGATCGCAAAAGCACAGCGAGAAGCCCGCGAGCGCGCGGAAGTGGATTGAGGCGCATTGGACCCGCGGGCCCTACCTCGAACTATTCGGCCGCGAGCGCGTCGAGGGGTGGGACGTGTTCGGCAACGACGCGAAGCTCTGGACCCGCGAAGAATTCAAACCGCCGATCGAGGTGCCCGATGATGACGTCCCGTTCTGATCTCGAATTCGTGACGGTGCAATTCACGGCCGAGGAGTGGGTCGAACTGAGTCGCGAGCACACCGCGAAGAAGGCGGGCGGCGCGTTGATCGTGCTTCGGAAGGTTCTTCAGGCTACGCGCCGCCCTGAGCTGACAGCCACGCTCTCGCCGTCATTGATCATGCAGATCGAAGGCCATAACGCGAATTGGCGCAGCTTCGGCACATACCAGAAACTCTTCCGAATCGTGCTCGCCGCGGTCGAGCGCGCGAAGGCGAAGACTTGAAGCCCTACTTCGAGGGCGACGGGATCACGATCTACCACGGCGACGCGCTCGAATTGTTGCCGGAGGTCGAGCCGTTCGACGCCTTGATCACGGACCCGCCCTATTCGAGCGGCGGGCAGTATCGATCCGATCGCATGCGCTCGACGATCGAGAAGTATGTAAACAGCTCGACGCAAACCGTCCGGCCTGAATTCTCCGGCGACAACCGGGACCAGCGGGCGTTCTTCGCCTGGTCGAGTCTGTGGCTCGCGTTCGCGGTCGCGCGTGCGAAGCCGGAAGCGCACGCCGTTATCTTCACGGACTGGCGACAGCTCCCGACCATGACCGACGCGATTCAATCGGGCGGGTGGGTATGGCGCGGGATCGGAACGTGGTGGAAGCCGGGGATCAGGATGCAACGCGGCGGGCTCTCGCAATCGGCCGAGTATGTCGTCTGGGCGACGAACGGATCGTGGTCGCGCGAGAACGATCACAGTCCGCAGAACGTGATCAAGTGCGCGCCGGTCGGCGAGAAGGATCACATTGCCGAGAAGCCCGAGCCGGTGCTTCGGTGGCTCGTCCCGTTCGCGCCGATCGGTGGGCTCGTCGTCGATCCGTTCCTGGGCTCGGGAACGACGTTGCGAATCGCGCGGGCGACAGGCCGTCGAGGGATCGGCATGGACACAGACGAAAAGAGTTGCGAGCTTGCGGCGAAGCTCCTCAGCGAACCGATCGCAACGGGGTTCGGGTTCTAATGGCGCGCGGGGCTCCGCACAGTGCGACGGCTCGCGGCCGGTGGTGCCGTGTGCGCTTGAAGTCCGGCGAGGTCGTCGAATTGAAATTCAAAGAGAAGACAGCGGGCAAAGTCCTAATCTTCGAGGACGGCGACGGCAACGAGCGGCGGATCATGCTCGGCGATATCAAGTCAATGAGCGATCGCCGGTTACTTCAGCCAGTGAGCAGGCACAGGAAGCTATGACCGGCCGCAAAGTGAGTAAACAGCTCCGGTGGCAACGCGAAAGGGCCGCGGCGAAGCAGTGCATCATTTGCGGCGACGGAGAGCTTCACCGTCATCGAAAATGCCGAAAGTGCTGGAAAGCCTGGCTACTGGCGCAGCAGCGTTTCGTAGAGAGGGAACTAAAAACCCTAGAATCATTAGGAACGGCGTCAAAGGCATTGACCGTTTAGAGGAGGCAGACATGGAACGCGAGATTCTGGAAGGGCACGTCGCGGCGTTGCAGGCGATCAGGGCGCGAATGAACGGGCTCGCCAACGAGGCGGGCGACGGAAAATACAACGTCATAGCCGACGCCGTGGAGAGCGTGGCGGGCATCGTCGAGGGAATGGCCGCGGACGCGATCCGGTTCGCCGACCATATGGCGGAGCTGAAGCGCAAATTCGAGGAGGCTCAGGGCCCGAGCGAGCACGCGAAGAACGTCGCCGACCTGATGGCGCCGAACCATCGGGTTCCGGCCGACCCGCGGGATTGACGTTCGCCCGATGGCAAAGAAGAAGAACCGATCAGGCGAAGGGCGGGGCCCATTGCGGCCGAACCATAAGCTCTTTGCCTTGATCTACCTGGGGAACGGCAACAATGCGCGAGCGGCTTACAACGAGGCCATGCCGGGCAAGCGTAAGGATTCGGTCACGGATGCCTGCGCGTCCCGCTTGCTAAGCTCCGCAAAGGTAAAGGCGTTCATTCAGGAGCGGGGGGAGAAGATCCTCGCGGTCGCGGAGGCGACGGCCGAAGAAGCAATGGCCGTGATCTCGCGAGTCTTGAGGATCGATCCCCGGCTGATGCTCGACAAAACAACGGGCCTGCCCTTGCCGATGAAGGACTGGCCCGAGGACGTGGCGCTCGTGGTGAAGGGCATCAAAGCGGACGGGTCGATCGTGTTTTACGACAAGATGCGGGCCGCGGAGCTGATCGCGGAGAGCCACGGCCGCATAAAGAAGAAGCTCGATATCTCGTTGGCGTTCGACCATGTGAAATACCTGGCCGACAAGTCTCGGCCGAAGGAGTGAAGCCAATGTTTCGATCGATGCGCGGCGGCGCGAAGGGCGGCGGCAAAACAAAATACGAGCTAAAGACGCTCGGCCAGTGTTGGACGGAGTTCTCGAAGAGAGTCATTCCGGCCGACGCGCCCGCGCTCGAAGTGTCGCGCGCTCGAATGTGCTTCTACGCCGGAGCGGCCTATATGTTCGATCAGAATATGGCGGTCGGCGAAGCGGCCGAAGATCACGGGCTCAGCGAAGGCGAATGCGTGACGCACCTTCAAGGCATCGGCCGCGAGCTGCAAGAGTATCGGCGCGAGCTGGAAGCGGAACTGAAGGCCAACAACTGAGGGGGCTCAATGGAAGCGGTGATCGCGGGTCTGAAGTTCGGGGCGATGATCGGCGCGGGTTTCGTCGGCCTGGTCGCGTCGATTGTGCTCGGCGTGATGCTGCTGATCATCGTCGCGCGGCTGTTCGGTGAATTACTGTAATCAGGCCGGAAAATGAGGAAGGCTCAGCGTATGGACGAGGTTATTCTTCCGGTGCATTGTTGCTGCACGCCGGGCCTTCGGCTCGGGTTCCTGTCAGTGCCGCGGGCGTGCGTTAACCGGCGACAATTTGCGATTGTCGTTCGAGAGGTGGATCAGCCGCGATGGCGCGAATTGCGTCACTCCGGCAAACCGGCGTCGTCGATCGTAGTGGCGCCTATTCGCGAGATCGATCTTCCGATCATGCCGATCGAGTTGATCCCGACCGGGGCGCCTGGCATCTACGAAACGAGTGTTCCGGTCACAATGCGACGCCTGGCGATCGAGAGCGCGGACCAACCGATCGAGGTATGGCGTCGAGTGCCTGGCTTTCGCGAGGCGCGTCGGGTGTATCGGTGAGCCAGAACGTCGGGGCGCCGTGGGTGCCGATCTGGTCGCAAGCCGGGCCCGGTGCCGACGTGGTGTGTCAACACGGGACCGCGGCCGACGTGCATTGTTGCAACTGTCATCACGGGTTCCTGTTCTCGATCGACGATTGCGAGTGCGAGACGGCCGACGACGACAGTTGCGAGAATTGCGGCGAGGCGCCGGTGGCGCGTCGAACGACCGACGACGTGGGGCTATGCGTGGAATGTTGGGACGATCTGATTCTGGAGGGGTAATGGATTACGTGGCGCTTTGGTTCGTCCTCACGGGTGGGGGCGGCTACGTTCCGCCGATGGAGGTTCGCGCGCCGATATGCGGGCAGGCTGGGCTCGTCGTCGGCGTGCTGGTCGATCGCCTGGTCAACCCGCGGACGGTCTTCTGGCCGGACCCGAAGACGGTCGGCGAGCATTGCCGGATCGACGTGGCCGAGCGCGTCGTGTCGATGCCGTTCGGCGAGTATCACTTCGCAACAACCGAAATGGGAAAGCTCCCGGCGCCGGGCACCTGGGGCACGAATCAAGAGCACTACATCGGGATCGACCCGCATACGTCGGAGCTATGGCGTCGCGTGCCGATGGATCTCGAACCGCCGAGCGTTGCGCCGACCGGCCTTCGCATCCGGTAGAATGCAGGCCATGAAAACACAGACCATCGTTCGATCGTTGATCCTTCTCGCCGTCCTGGCCGCGCCGTCGAACGCGCTCGCGCAAGCAATCGACGGCTATCGCTTGAACATCTATCCGGCGATGACTCCGCCCGCGTCGACGCCGTTGTCGTTCTTTGATTTCCAGATCGGCGCGATTACGTGCAACCTGGCTCCGCCGACGCCGGTCGCGGGCCTGCCGGTGAATCCCTCGCGCGCGATATGGGACGATCCCGACAACGCCGGGCGCGTGTGTCAATGGAACGATCCGGGGACGGGCCCACTCTTCGCCGTGCCGTTCGGGTCAACCTACGAAGCCGGGCTGCAGGCATTCAACGCGGCGGGCAGAGGTCCTGAAAGCAATAGAGCCCCTTTTTCGCGGCTGGCTCCGCCGAGCACTGCACCAGCGGGGCTTCGCCTGATACGACCCGGATCGTAGGCGCCGCGGGCGTCTTCGGCTGGATCAATCTCACGATCACACGTTGCAGGGGGTAAAGGTGGGCGAACGACAAACCGTCTCGATTCTAAAAGCGTGCGAGATCGCGGGCGTGAGTCGTCGCACCATCTACAACTGGATGTAAGCTAAGAAGGTCGAGTGGCTTCGCACGGTCGGCGGGAGTCGTCGAATCTTTGTCGATACGCTGTTTCGCGAGCAAGACGGCTCGAAGCTGAAAAGGGAGGCGGTCTAATGGTGTTACCGATTCTTCTGATCGTGGTGCTGGCAATCATCGCGGCGAGCGCGTTCGACAAGATGCCGCTATGGCCCGCGGTGCTGATCTTGGCGCTCATTGTCTTCTGGGGCACCTGGGGCAAGCTGTGAAGGTCGAGATCGGCGATTGGGTTCGGTTCCGCGGCGGGACGCGGATCTATGAAGTGCAGGGAACGGTCCCGCGCGACAATTCGCCGAATACACACTTCATCGAAGTAAACGGCTCGAAGCTGTTGCACCGTGTCGAGCGCGTCGAATCGGTCGCGTCGAAGTTCTGGATCAAGAAGGCCGATCGGAAGTGACCGATCACGATTACGCGAACGCGACCCTTCGCCGTTGGCGCGAAGACCCGGTCGCGTTCGTGCGCGAGGAGTTTCAAGCGGAGCCGGACCCCTGGCAGCATGAAGCCCTGAGCCTCTACCCTCGATCCCCGCGGCTCGCGATGAAGGCGTGCAAGGGGCCGGGTAAGACAACCGTTCTCGCGTGGATCATTCTGAACTTCCTCGCGACGCGCCCGCATCCGAGGATCGGCGCCACGTCGATCACGGGCGACAACCTGGCGTCGAACCTGTGGCCGGAGCTGGCGAAGTGGATGAGCCGATCGCAATTCCTATCGGCGACGTTCACTTGGACGAAGACCCAAGTAGTCCATAAAGCGTATTCGGCGACGTGGTGGTGCCAAGCGCGCACCTGGCCGAAGTCGGCAGACCCCGCGGCTCAGGCGAACGCGCTCGCCGGTCTGCACGAAGACTACGTTATGGGCGTGCTCGACGAGTCGGGCGATATCCCGATGGGCGTCATGGCAACCGTTGAAGCGGTCCTCGCGAGCTGCGTCGAAGGCCATATCGTTCAAGCGGGCAACCCGACGAAGCTCGAAGGCCCGCTATACACGGCCTGCACGACCCAGCGGCACTTGTGGAAGGTGATCACGATCACGGGCGATCCCGACAACCCGAAGGCGTGGGTTCATCACGGCCGCGCCGCGAAGATGAGCAAGGACGGTCTTACCCCGTTGAAGTGGGCGAAGGAGCAGATCGCAAACTACGGCCGCGAGAACCCGTGGGTCATGGTGAACGTTCTCGGCGAGTTCCCGCCCAGCTCGATCAATGCGTTGCTCGGCGCCGAAGAGGTCGAAGCGGCGATGAAGCGGCGCCTTCCGTTGTCGGCTTACGAGTGGGCGCAGAAGCGGCTCGGGATCGACGTGGCGCGGTTCGGCGACGATCGAACCGTGATCTTCCCGCGGCAAGGGCTCGCGGCCTTCCGGCCGTTGGTCCTTCGCAATGCGCGCACGACAGCGATCGCGGCTCGCGCGGCGAAGGCGATCGCGGACTACGGGCAGGGCGACGAGGTCTTGACGTTCGTGGACGATACCGGGCATTGGGGGCACGGCGTCATTGACAACCTCGTCGCGTCCGGGCACGGGCCGATCCCGGTGGTCTATTCGGACCCGGCGATCGATCCGCGCTTCAGGAACCGGCGCGCGGAATTCTGGATGCTCGGCGCCGAATGGGTGAAGTCAGGCGCCGAATTGCCGTATATTCCCGAAATGATCGGCGAGCTGATCACGCCGACATACTCGTTCGTGAACGGTAAATTCGTGATCGAGCCGAAGGAAATGATCAAGGCGAGACTCGGCCGGTCGCCGGACCTGGGCGACGCCCTGTTCCAAACCTTCGCGATCGCGGATATGCCGAAGGACATTCTTAGACGAGCGCGACGCAATCGCGGCGCGTTACACAACGCCGACCCGTTCGAGGGCGCGGGCACGGTGGAGAGTGATTTCGATCCCTCAGATTGGAACCGATGATGGCGAAGAAGAAAGCGGCGCCCCTGAAAACGGAAGGCACCAGCTCGCGCGCGGCGAAGGCGTCGCCGGAGAAGGGTCGAACGCTTCAGTTCGACAAGCTCGGCAAGGTCATTACGTGGAAGGTGCCGGACGCGCCTTACGCGAACGATGCGAATCTGCGAACCGCGTTCGTCGGCGGGTTCGAGGCGCGCGTCCAACATGTTCAAAGCAGCAGCGGCGACGCGCCGCCCGATCGTTTCCCGTTCAACACGGAAAGCCAGCGCGCGTTCGAGGACGGGTATCACGCGGCGGCGAATCAGGACGGCGAGAACCTGGCGCCCGCGCGGCTCGCGGGCTCGAACGTCGCCGGGAAGAAAGCGAAGAAGCGATGACGCGCGATCGGCCCGGCGATGCAGATCGCTACATTGCCGGGCAGATCACTTGCCACGAATGCGGGCACGTCGAGCTGTTGATTAAGAGCGTTGCTCGACCCTGGGCGAAGTCCCGGCGTTGCTTCGAGTGCGATTCCAAACGGACGAGCGTCCCGGTCTGGTGGCCGGTCGAAGACGTGAGCGCAATCTCCGCGGCGATATCCACCGAAGCCAAACGCGAGGCCGCGCGCATGCAACGGCGCCGGGAGATGAATTGATCATCCGCGAAGCGATTCTCGAGGACGGCCCGAGAATTCGAGCGATGACGACGCGCTTCCTTGCTGAGTCGCTTTACGGAACGATCTTCAGGCGCGCGGCCACGCCGGACGCGATCGACAGCATGATCGCGCTTGTGATGCAGCTCGGCGCGATCTTCCTGGCCGAGCACGGCGCGGGCGATCCGCGGTGGGTGCAAGGCGTCGACGAGGGCGTGATCGGCATGCTCGCAATGATCGTCGTTCCCCATCAGTTAAGCAGCCAAATAATCGCCGAAGAGGTCGCGTGGTGGGTCGAGCCGAGAGCCCGCGGCGGGTCGATCGGACCCAAGATGTTGCGGCATGCCGAAGAGTGGGCTACTAGAAACGGTGCAAATATGGTAAAAATGGTCGCGCCCGCGGGTTCGACCGTGGGGACTTTCTACGAACACAGCGGATATCAGGCCGTCGAAACGGCATACATCAAAGGACTGTAACCCTCATGGCCGGATTTACGTCGTTGGCGCTCATGGGCGGATCGATGCTGATGTCCTATCTGCAAAACCGCAACGCGAACAAAGCACCCAACGCGAAGCAGCTCGCGCCGGGGCCGACCGATACGACCGTCGACACAATCAAACCGCCCGCGCCGCCGATCGCCGATCCGGGGCAGCAGCAGGCCGCAGCCGGAGCCGCGGCCGTGAAGGTCCGCAAGCGCGCGGCGGCGGGCTCCCTGTTGTCGAATCCGCAGACGCCCGTCTCCTCGACGCAGCCGGTCAAACCGCGTTACGCGCGGGCTTCGTTGCTCGGGTCCTAATGGCGGGCTTCTACGATCGCAAGTCGGACGGCACGCGAAGCGAGAAGTCGAAGCGTGAGCGCGTCGAGCAGCTCGGCGCGTCGTTGATCGATATCCGAAAGAGCGGGTTCGATACGCATTGGGGCGAGCTGGCCGAATACATTATCCCGCGCCGGACGCGGTTCTGGACCGGCGATAAAGAGCGCGGCGACAAGCGCAACCAAAAGATCATCGACTCGACGGCGCGCTTCTCGGCGCGCACCCTCGCGAGCGGCTTGCATGCCGGGCTTACCTCGCCCGCGCGGCCGTGGATGAAGCTCACGACTCCCGATCCAGACCTGGCGAAGTTCGGGCCGGTGAAGGAATGGCTTCACGAAGTAACCCAGCGCATGTTGACGGTCTTCGCGCAAACGAACCTTTACAACGCTTTCCCGGTTGTCTATGGCGATCTGGGCGTGTTCGGGACCGCGGGCGTCGGTATCCTGCCGGACTCGAAGGACCTGTTTCGGTGCTATCCCTACGCGCTCGGGTCGTTCGCTCTGGGGCTCAACAAGCGCGGGCTTGTGACGACGTTCGTTCGTGAATACGAGCTGACCGTTCGACAGATCGTCGAGGAGTTCGGATCGATCGATGGCGGGCGGGACGTGGATTGGTCGCGAATCTCGTCGATCGTGAAGGGCCTGTGGGACCGCGGCGAGTATCAAACGTCGATCCCGGTGGGCTGGCTCGTCGAGCCGAACGAGCAGCGCAACCCGAACAAGCTCGAAGCGAAGTATCTCCCGTTTTCGAGCTTCCACTATGAGCCGGGCGCTAACGAGCCCGCGAAGACGTTCCTTCGCGAGAGCGGGTTCCGATCGTTCCCGGTCATGTGCCCGCGGTGGGACGTGACGGACGGCGATAGCTACGGGACCGATTGCCCTGGAATGACCGCGCTCGGCGACGTGAAGCAGCTTCAGATCATGCAGCGTCGCAAGGGGCAAGCGATCGCGAAGATGGTCGATCCGCCGTTGACGGGCCCGACGAGCCTTCGCACGCAAAAGACTTCGCTTCTCCCGGCTGATATCACTTACGTTGACGTGCGCGAAGGGCAGCAGGGGTTGAAGTCGATTCACGACGTCAACTTGCGGATCGATCACTTGTCGGCGGATATCGGGCAGGTGCAATACCGGATCCAGCGGAGCTTCTACGAGGATCTGTTCCTGATGCTCGCGCGCTCCGACGACATGCGCGGCGCGCAACCCGTGACGGCTCGCGAGGTCGAGGAGCGTCACGAAGAAAAGCTGATCGCGCTCGGCCCGGTCCTCGAACGCACGAACGACGAACTTCTCGATCCGATCGTCGATCGCATCTACGAAATGATGGACCTGGCCGGGTTGATCCCGACTCCGCCCGAACAGCTCGACGGCGTGGATCTCAAGGTCGAATACATTTCGATTCTCGCGCAAGCGCAAAAGCTCGTCGGCGTGGTGGGGCTCGATCGCCTGATGACTTCGGCGATGGGGCTCGCGTCCGTGTTCCCTGATGCGGTGCATAAGATCGACGTAGGCGTCGCGATCGATGACTACGGCGAAATGCTCGGCACGAACCCGAAGATCATTCGCTCGAACGAAGACGCCGAAGCCCGCGCCGCGGAGATCCGCGAACAACAGAATCAGCTCGCGCAAGCGCAAGTCATGAAGGACACGGCCGCGGCGGTGCAGTCCGCGGGAAATACGCCAATGGAAGGCGATACGGCCCTAAGCCGGGTCGTCGGTAACGCGGCAGCGGTGGCGTAATGATCGAAATCCAAGAGGCGGTCAAGGGCTTCACCGCGATCGGCGTGAGCCCTGTGTTAACGACACAGCCCGGCAATCGGATCGCGGCTCTTGTGACCGGGACCTTTGTCGGGACGGTCGTCCTTGAGAGCGACGAGGGCGGCGATAAGGTGTGGGAGCAGATCGCCACGATCTCGGCGCCGGAGTGCCGCGTGATCGAACCTGGGAGCCTCGCCCGTCATCGCTTTCGGTGCTCCGCGCACGCCAGCGGGATCATCGTGGTGCAACTGTATGGGCTCGATCAGGCGTTCGACCTAATACGCTCGCGCGCCGTCGCGCCCTACCCGGAGATCAGGCTAGAGAAAATGCACACGGTCGTTGTCCTTGTGACGAGCGGCGCGAACAGCGACAGCGATCGCGTGATTCTCCCGGCCGGGAAAGTTGCAGGGCAGCGGGTCATCGTGTGGGCACTCGCCGACGCGGCGGAGCAGGATAACGTGCGCGTCATCGCGGGCCCTGGCGCGGTGATCCAGCATCTTCCCCCGGCTGACTTCGGCGTGGCGTCCGTGGTGCAAAGCGTGACGCTCCTCGGCCTGGCCGGGCGCGGGGGATTTGTGATCTTCGAGTGGCAACCGGGTCTGGATAACGGCCATACGTGGATGATCGTGGGGCGCGGGTCCGACGAATACAGCACGATCAATGTCTAATGGCTGAGAACCCACGTCCACTCGTTCGGAACGCCGCGGACCCGAGACAGGTTCGCGCGGCCGGGCGCAAAGAGAAGCAAGCCCGCGAGCGCGAGATGGTCGATCTGGTCGCGCTCCTGAAGACGGAGCCCGGTCGCCGGTTCGTGTGGCGGGTGCTCGGCTATTGCAAGTGGGGCTCGGACGTGTGGGACCCGTCGAGCCGCATTCATTTCAACGCCGGGATTCAGCACGTCGGGAATTGGCTCGTCGCGGAAGTCATGGCCGCGGACGAAGAAGCGTTTTTTCTGATGATGCGCGAGAACCAGGCGCGATTGAAGTCCGATCAGACCGAAGCGGAAGCAACGCAAACCAAACGATCCGAGGAGAGGGTGAGTAATGGCGACGACGAATGAAGCCGCGGCCGGGCAGGGTAACACCGATACCGGAGCCGCAGCAGCAGCGGCGGCAGCAGGCGACAAAGGGGCCGCAGGCGCGGGCGGCGCGGCGGCAGGCGACAAGGGAGCAGCGGCGGCAGCGGCGGCAAACGCGGAGCCCGGCAAGGCCGGGACGGACGCGGGCGCAGCAGCGGCGGCAGCAGCAGGCGACAAGGGCGCGGCAGCGGCGGGCGACAAGGGCGGCAAGGCGGCGCCGAAGGCACCCGATAAATACACGCTGACGATCCCCGAGAAAAGCACGATCGACGACAGCGACGTGAAGGTGATCGAACAGATCGCCCGCGAAAACGATTGGACGAACGAGGAGGCGCAAGGCGCGCTCGATCGTCACAATGAAACGCTGATCGAACAATCGACGCGCTTCCTCGCGACGACGAACGCCGATCCAGTATGGGGCGGCGAGAACCTGACGGCGACTCAGGGGCTCGCGAAGTCCGTCCTCGATCGGGTGGAGCCTGCTTCGACGAAAGAGGGCAAGGAACTTCGCGCCCTTCTCGACAAGAGCGGCTACGGTAATCACATTCGGATCGTTAGCTTCCTGGCAAAGATCGGGAAGATGATGGCCGAGGATCAGCCCGGCGCGGGCGGCTCGCAAGGTGGCGCGGCGCAGACCATCGAAGAGAAGCTCTACGACGGGAAATGATTCGACGAAGGAGTTAGAAGCTATGCGTTTTTCACTGTTGGTAATGTGTGTGCTGGCCTTGTTCACCGTGGATCTTGGCGCGGTGCAGCACGTCGGCCGTTCCCTCGACCTGGGCTTCGATTGGTCCTCGATCCTGACGAATGGCGTTCTTGTCTTCGGCGCGGTGCTGAGCACGGGTGCTCTCACGCTGGCCGATTGGGCGAAGCGTCTTGATCCCGATGGCAAGGTTCCGACGATCGTCGAATTGCTTTCACAGACGAACGAGATCCTTACCGATATGCGGTGGGTCGAAGGCAACCTGCCGACCGGGCATCGCACGACGGTTCGGACGGGACTCCCGGCCGTGGCCTGGCGCCTGTTGAACGCGGGCGTCGCCGCGAGCAAGAGCACGACGGCGCAGATCGACGAGCAGATCGGCATGCTCGAAGCGTGGTCGGAAGTCGACAAGGATCTCGCGATCCTCAACGGCAACGTTTCATCGTTCCGGCTCTCGGAGGCTCGCGCCTTTATCGAAGCGATGAATCAGGAAATGGCGCAGACCCTGTTCTACGGGAACGGCGGGCTTGCGCCCGAGGAGTTCACGGGGCTCTCGCCGCGCTATTCGCTGACGACCGCGGGCAACGGCCGGAACATCATCAGCGGCGGCGGCGTCGGGTCCGACAATATGTCGGTGTGGCTGATCAACTGGTCAGAAAACACCGTCATGGGGATCTTCCCGAAGGGCTCGAAGGCCGGGCTCATCCACGAAGACAAGGGCGAAGTCATCATCCAGTCGGCGGGCGGCGTCGCCGGAGCCCGGATGGTCGCGCTCGTCGAGCGGTGGCAGTGGAAGGGCGGGATCGCCCTGAAGGACTGGCGCCACGTCGTCAGAATCGCGAACATCGACACGTCGAATCTCGTCGCCAAAGTCTCGGCCGCGGATCTGACGGAGCTGATGATCAAGGCGATCCACCGAATCCCGTCGTTGAAGATGGGCAAGCCCGCGTTCTACATGAACCGGACGGCGTTCGAGATGCTCGACATTCAGGGCCGCGACGACGTGACGAGCGGCGGGGGCCTGACCTACGGCGACGTTGACGGCAAGCGTCGCTCGACGTTCCGCGGCATCCCGATCAACACGGTCGATGCGTTGCTCGAAACGGAGGCCACGGTCGTCTAGGCGACGCCCTGGGTCTTCACGTTTCAACGACTTTACAAGGAGCAGAATCACCATGTATGTTGATGCCTTTTTGCGAGTGAGCAACGCTCAGGCGTTCGGCGCGGCGGCAGTGTCGTCCGAATCGATCGACCTGGGCAACGTCACGCCGAAGCGACAGATCGGAACCGGCGAGCCGATGGGGTTCGGGTTCGCCTGCACAACGTCGGGCACCGTGGCCGCGTCGTTGATCGAAATCATTTCGGCGTCGGATGCCGCGTTGACCGCGGGTATCCTCGTTCACGCGGCGCGCTCGATCCCGTTGGCCGAAATGGTCGCGGGCGCGTTGTTCTT